CAATCTCTTTTGCGATTGGCATGCCTGTCTTTTCGGAGATCTTGGTGCCATCAACAAAAATCTTGTGCCAGATTTTACGCTTATCAAAGTTGCCACCAACAATGGTTAATTCAATGGGCAACCACTTTGCATCAGTCTGTTGCGCCACATCAAAGAACCTACCAGCGCCATACTCGGGCAACTCGGTAGATCCGCCCTCTAACTTGATAAAAGCACGAACAATAGTTCCATCAGGAATCAATTCAAACTCACGATTGTTATCGTCACTTGGGACGTTATTTAGATTAAGCATTGTTATTATCTCCTTCTGCAATGCTGACCTCAGTAGGATTAGTAAAAGCCATTGGACGTTCAACCTGAGGAACACCACTAGACATCTTTTGCATTAGCTTACCTAAGTGCGGCTCTTCAATCATATCCAAGCGCCCACTACGGTCTTTAGCAGGGTATCCCCACTGATTCATTGTGTGACAAACAAAACCACGGAACTGCTGACCATCATCGCTAGTCAGGTTAGTCATCGTGATTACTTCATCAACAATTCCTGGCAACTCTCTGCCAGTCTTTGCACCTTCAATCTGTAGATCAAAGGTAGCCCTTCCATAATCGTCAACCTTCTCATCAAGGATGCCGACAAAGATTACGTTCTTGTCACGGATATGCTGTAGCTGTGTGAGCCACGCCATCATCTCACGACCTTGCAAACCATACACGGCTCTGGTGTCTAGCTTGCCAGTGCGATCTGAACGACACTCTGGCTGGTTTTGTCCCCAAGAGAAACAAAGCCGACCAGCCACTGTGATACTATCAATGAACAACGTGTCGTACTTCTCCAACACAGGAGTTGGCTCACCATATACCTGACACACAGATTGATAGTGCGCCATGCTGTACACAGCGTCATCAGGCAGGGCTGGATTACCGCCACCTAAAAAACATGCAAAGTCACGACACTCAGGCCATGTCCGTGGACGAATAACGTCCACAGGACAGCCCTCGATTGCAGCGTCTCCAGCTTCTAAATCCATAAACAGAGTCTTTGCCTGATCAAGTGTCCTGACAAGACTGGTCTTTCCGATACCACTCTTGCCAATGATCACTATTTTATGGCCTCGCTTTTCAGCGAGGCGCTCTTCGGCAGAAATAATTTTAAGCATTCTCAATCTCCTTGATGTCTACAGAAATGCCTTGCAAATACACAGTACGCGCTTCTGACAAAGCCGCCTTGATCTCTGGCGTGGCATTTTGAAACTTTGATTCAGATACAGAATACTTAGTCGTTGCATAGTGCCGAGCATCTTCGGGATTCATCTGGTTCAACAGAGTAGTCAGCAGTTCCTGATCCCACTCTACACGCTTGCGGATATCAACCGTAACCTTGTGATCGCCAGACTCAATCGTAGCTTGACCAAAATCTTTGCCCTTGTCGGCAAGCTTGATCCGCGCCTGATCCTCGAACATTTGTTGTAAGGAATTATTGATGATTTTTAGTTCTCGGTTGAGATCATCAATTTTGTCTTTGACCTCCTTGCGGCGGTTGTGCAGCAAAGTCAGGTCATTCCAGAGAGGTGTTACACTCATCTTACGCTCCATGTTTTGTTAGTACGTTAGTTAGTATTTATAGAATTAAGAACTTGAGAACATTTTGTCAATGCCTTTTTTTAGAAATAATTACATCAATGCCCAGTATTGCTTTCATCATCTTCTTCTTTAGCTTGAACTCTGCGGTTTCTACGCCTTTAGCGTCTTCTACAATTTCTTTCTCAAACCCGTTTTCATCAACTAATTTGTATCGAAAGTCTGCAATATAAGCACAAATCTTCTGATCATTTATCACAAGATTATATCGGACTTGACGCTCCAAGTCCTTCACAACTCCAGCTCTCTGCATGGCTGACAGTTCCCCCCATCGCTCTGCTTCCCACATGGAATCAAAGGTGTATCCCATGAATTTAGTCTTTCTTGCGCCAAATTTATTAGACTTGCGTTTATACCTGTACATGATAATATGTGGCTCTTTATGGTTAGAACTAGGTGATTGTAATGACAGATACTGATAAGTTCAAGTCAGTTGGCGTAGATATTCACACTTATAATAAGCTGAGAAAATTATGCACTGATGAACACAGGAATGTGCGACAACAAATTGGTAAACTTGTTGCTGACGAATATACAAAAAAATATGGTGATATTGTTAGTCAGTCAGGTATCGGGTCTGCCGCTCAAAATTAATCTTCGGCTAATGCCCTCATACGATCAACCAAGCGCCGTGCGCGATTTGGAACCTGGGTGTACCAACGTGAGTCTACCATCTCATCCGCTGCGGCATTCCAGTCTCTAGCGTCTACACCAGCTTTCATACCCTTAAACTTGGACAATCGAGGCCGACCCATATTAAACATCATGTTTGCAATGATGTGCTGGCATTCTTCTGGTAGGTCATCAAAGTCTGGGTACAATACTTTACACTCATCAATGGTTACTGCCATGTCTAAAGTAAATAGTTGTTTGACTCGTTCCTGCTCAATGACAGTGCCTACAGCTTTACCATGCTCTTCGTCAACCTCAGTTATGAGATGACCGATACCGCACGTTGGCAGTCCAAGGTGGTCCAAATAGATCTCGTATTTGCAACCTTCATCTTCCGCGATTTCTTCGCGTAGTTTGTCTTTGTTCATTATGGATTCCCTAACAGACCCGCCGTTGATCCTCGTATGCCCAAGGCTTGTGCTACGCCGGGATTATTGGCCGCTTGTTGACGTAAGCTTGGTTGCCCAGCAGATCCTGCTACTGGTTGCGTAACATTGACTGATCCCAAGCTAGACGCTGCGTTTGGTGCGGTCATTTGATTTTGCATGGAAGATAGTTGTTGACCCATTGCAGTATTATTAATGAGAGCAGTCGCTTGTTTATTAGCTTCATCAACACCCTCTTGTATAAGTTGACCTGGTGTCTGCACAAACAGTTGACTTATTATTTTGCCAAGCATTTCAGATTTTTTGTTAGCTGGTAATGTCCCTGACAAAGCCTCATACTGATCAATAACTTGTTTATAATAAGGAGCTGACGTTAAGAACCTTGTAAACACTCCGTATTTAGCAATTTTTCCTGGATTGTTAAGCGGACTCGCTGCAATGTTAGCGGCAACCAAATCACCACCTTGTGCCGTTTTAGCATTAATTGCAAGGACACGACCAAACTTCTCCATGTCTTTGCCCATTTCGTCACCAAATATAATTCTAAATTTGCCGCTTTTTCCAGCTTCATTAAAGTTCTTTGAAAATGTCTTAATTGCGTTACCGTCCACAAATGTATCTGCACCAAAATCTTTCAAGATGTTATTCATGTAAAATGATTGAACCTTGTTTAATGCCTCATCATCTCCTTGGCCTCTAAGAAGATTAAGCACAGAGCGAATAGTCTCTGGTTGTGATTTAGGACTGGCAACATACTCTGCTGCCTCTATCGCAGTTATATTTCCAGATGATAACTTTCTTAATGTTCTGTCTGTAACAAATTGATTCAAAGCATCTTGTTGCTCTTTTACTGATCTTAATATTCCTGCTATTCCACCAGCTTCTCCACCGCCCTCTTGAACAGCTCGTAAAATAGCTTCTTCTGTCATGTTAGATGAAGATGCTTTCTCTATCTGTTTAGCTAACGCACGAACCTGCCCCACTTGACCACCAAACAACGTATCAGCGGTTTTTCCTAAATCATCAATTGATTTTGCAAAAGCTTTACCAGAGAAAGAAGCAGACTCAACACCATCAGGAACAGTGCGTTTTAACGCATCTTGCAGCCATCGAGTTGCAACTAACCCGCGCCATTGTTCGGCTTGTTCGGCTCCACTGAAGTCTTTAACTACCTTAATAGCTCTTTTTAATGACTCAGGTTTTCCGTTTCTAACAAGAGTAGAAAGAAAATCAACATTTGGTGGTATTGTTCCATCTCTTGCTCTTGCGGCTAAATCTTTAATTTTTATTGCATCCTGCAAATTATCAATGGCTGTTTGCCCATCTTTGAAGAAACCGCGAGCTTCATTTAAGCTTGATGCCGCTGATTGCAATCTGTTTAATGCTTGTCCGTCAATCGCAGTGCCAGCTTCTTTTGCATAAAATTCTAACATTTTAGGATCAAGCATCCTGTCAATTTCATCAATTGCTTTTTGTATCTCTCTAACTCCAGTGGTAGAGCCAGTTGCGATTTTTCCGTCATTTAATGCTTTGCGTAAATTATAAAGTTGTAAAAATCCTGTCGTATCACCAAGGCCATTAATGCCATTAATGATTGCAGATACATCTCCAGCAACACTCTCCCTCATGGATTCTGATGTAGTTCTGGCGGCTGCTACAGAAGCTCCATACTCTGTTTCAAGTCGTTCAGATATACTTTTTAAGGAGTTTGTTTTTATGAACTGTTTGCTTCCCACAACAGTATTAACAAGATCTTCTATCTGCGAAAACTTTTGCGCGGCTATGTCATCAAAGCCTTTACTGGCATCAGAAAGTATTTTAAATGCCTCTTCATCAACATCAGCGCCTCTTGCAGCCGCAGACATGAACTGATCTGTTGCTCCTGATAAAGTTTTAACAACAGATTGCCTAGCCGCTTTTTCACTGGCTACTAATGCCTGATTTGCATTATAAACAGAATCAAGGAGCGCCTCTCCTGTATCTTCTGTGGTTGATGCTTTAGCGGCTCCTGATCTAGCTCTAAAGTCATCTAAAATTTTTCCCATATTGTCATAGTTATTTTTTAATCGGTCAGAAGAGCCAATAACTCTTTCCATAATCTTTGCTTGTCTGGCAACAAGACCAGGTGCGCCAACAGCGGCAAGCTCGGGAGTTATTGGAACATCAATCAACTCTCCAGTTTGCGGATCTTTTACTTTATATGTAAGCGCTTCTCCAATTGCTGTAACTTCTTCATCTGGCAATTGTTTTACAGATAAACCTTTACGTCCTGCCCTAAAAAGAGCGCCAGCCAAACCAAAAGTTAACTCTCCAGCAAGTGTGATGCCGCCTTCAATCGCAATGTCTTTTGCTATCTCTGCGCCACTTTGTTT